CATCTCCTTCAGCACGGCACACCGCCTCGCGCGCGGGCTGGGGCTGGGGAAGGACATGCGGGCGGTGCGCAGGGAGCGGGCGCGTGACGCCAGGAGGACATGCGAGCGGAGCGGCTACTACGCCTCGCTGCGCGGCAAGCCCCCCTCGGAGGCGTGCCTGGAGGCCGCGCGCAGGAAGCGGGCGGAGGGGTTCAACCCCACACTCGCGCTGAGGGAGAGGAACCCCCGCAAGTACAGGCGCATGCTGGAGCGCAGGGGCGAGGCCCGGCGGGAACTACTCTCACCAGCGGGGCGAGAGGCCAGAAGCACAACATGATAAGGAAGCGCAACTACTATGCCGACCCCGACCACCCATCCTGGGTGTGCTACGACCGGGAGACCGACCGCTCCCCCCGCATGGAGGCCACGGCGGCAAGGCACGGGCTGAGGGTGGTGGACGGCGGGCAGGAGTGAAACAGGAAGCATGAACACCAAAGAGAAAGGACAAATGGAGAAAACAAGAAAGAACACGTGGCTGGGGGAAAGCAACCGGATGAAACACTTCGCCTACGCGATACCCTGCGGCCTTGTGGGCACGGAGCTCTTCGTGCTGGGGCTGGCACTCGGCATGGAACTCAAGGACAGGATGTACGGGGCCAGGTTTGACTGGCTGGACATCGCCGCCACGCTGCTGGGCGGAATGGTGGGCCAGGCCGTGCAGGCGGCGCTCGTCATCGAAATATTATGCAACACTTAAAAAAATGAAAGAGAGAGAACTTTTCGGGCTTTCCCTCATCGCATATGATGAGGGGAAGAAAGGGTACATCGTAATGAGGTGCAAGAAGGGCGGACAGTACCGTGTCCTGAAGCACAAGAGACTATGACAGGCACACTTGAAGTCAAGGTGGAGCGGGCACTGCGCCTGCTGCGCTCCATCAGGCCATACGGGGACGAGCCGCTGGAGGTGGCCTACAGCGGCGGGAAGGACTCGGACGTGATACTGGAGCTCACGCGCATGAGCGGCGTGCCGTACAAGGCCATCTACAAGAACACCACCATCGACCCGCCCGGGACCATCGCGCACGCCAGGAGGGCGGGGGCGGAGATATTGCGCCCCAGGCGCACCTTCTTCCGGCTCATTGAGGAGAAGGGATGCCCGGACCGCCACGTGCGTTTCTGTTGCAGGGAACTGAAGGAGTACCCCGTCCTGCGCAACGTGGTGATAGGGGTGCGCAGGGAGGAGAGCAGGGCAAGGGCGTCAAGGTACAAGGAACCCGTGGTGTGCCGTGTGTTCAGCAAGGGGAAGGACATACGCCAGCAGCAGGTGCTCCCCATCCTGGACTGGACACTGGAGGACGAGCGTGAATTCATCCAGGAGCGCGGCATCACGCTGCACCCGCACTACTACCGCGAGGACGGGACGCTTGACCTCACGCGCCGCCTGGGATGCATGTGCTGCCCGCTCCAGTCGCAGAAGAGGTGGGCGGAGAGCTTCAGGGAGCGGCCCGGCATCCTGCGGCTCTACATCAAGGCCATGCAGCGTCACCTGGACACACACCCGGACAGGAAGAACGCCCGGCACTTCCGGGGCAGCGCGTGGCAGTGGATGTGGTACAAGCTCCACTCTTGTGACATGCGGCTGGAGGACTTCAAGGCCGCGCGGGACGGCATCGTGAGGCTCACGGAGGAGGACTACAGGGAGTGGTTCGGGAGGGAGTTCGGAATATAAAATTTGGCGTGGCCCGGGATGCCCGCCCCATGCGTCTTCATTGCCGCAAGGCGGGCGTCCCATCCCAAAATCCCAGACGCTCCCACGGGGGAGATGTTTTTCCCCTGTGGGGGGGCAAGCCTGGAGGCGCGACAACATGAGACATAAAAACAGACAAGCATGAGAGAGTATTTTATCGCCGCCGCACAGGCGGGGCAAGTGGCCGCAGACTGCGGCATGATAGCGAGGGGCATCATCGGGCTCATCGCCGTCTGCGCGGTGGCCTACGCCCTCATCAAGAGGATGGAGGACGGCCTGTGGTAGTGTGCATGGTTCTGATGGCCGTGGCCGTGGGCTTCGCGGCCTACACCCTGGGGCATGACGCGGGGCGGGCGCAGGGCGAGACTGATGGAGCCTGCCCCCCACTGCTGCGATGTAATCCTGTCAAGGTGGGAGATGCTCACTGGAGGGACGGCGAGGAGGGCGAGGCGGCTATGAGGCGGCTATGAATGGGACAATGGGATTCTGTGGGATTCCCCCAAATCCCAAAATCCCATTCTACGCAAATCAAGCCCCACAAGGGGACATGCTTCCACCGCAGTGCTCGCGGATGAGACGCTCCAGTGCCGCATTGCGGCTTATGCCCAGCGAGGCGGCATAGGCATCAAGCATTGCCCTTGCCTCTGCGCTCACGGCAGAGTTCAGGGTCACGCGCTCAGCAAACACCCTCTTGCGGCCAGAGCCTTCTCTTTTTCCGCCCCAGCCGTTCTTCTTTTCGTCCATAATTTAGTACCTTTGCACAAGATAACCCCCAACGGGGCGGTGTTCTGAGTGCCGCCCCTGGGTCTTCACTTGACTGTGAGATTAATCTCCAGCCTGAACACCCAAACTTTCAAAATCCACTTTACAGTCATGGCTAAAAAGTTTTGGGGGTTATTTTTCTCCACTTGCAGGCTGAAGAAATCTCCTTTGCAAACTCTCCTTGTTTGCAATACAAAGGCACGGCTTTTATTTGAAACAACAAAAAACAAATCAAGATAAAAACATGGAAAAACAAGATATAATCATAGGCATAGACCCCGACATAGACCAGAGCGGGGTGGCAACCATCACAATGGCCATGGGGAGCGTCACGGCACAGCGCATGCGCTTCCCCGACCTCATCGACCACCTGGCCTCAGAGCACAACAAGGCCACCATGGGCGGACTCACGCTTGCAGTCCATGTGGAGGCGGGATGGTTCAACACGTCCAACTGGCACACCAACAGGCGCATGGGGGCGAACTACAACGCGGCCATCGGGCAGGCCGTGGGGCGCAACCAGGCCGTCGGCATGAAAATCCTGGAGATGTGCGGGCACATCGGGGTGGAGGCGCACGCCGTCAGGCCACTGCCCAAGACCATGCGCGTGGGGAGCGGGACGCTGCCCATGTGGGGCGGCGCGGACGGGAAGGTGAGGGCCGACGAGCTGGGGCGGCTGCTGGCCGGCTGCGGCCTGCGCATGCCCAAGGGGCGCACCAACCAGGACGAGAGGGACGCTGTGCTGATAGCCTTGAGGGGGGCAGGATACGTTATTTGTCCCCGAAAATGCTTTTACAACAAACATATTCAGTAACTTTGCGGCAAGAGACACCACGGCATGAGGAAGGCGGAGGACATTATACGGGACGGAGAGAGCACCCGCTTCACAAGCGGGAACGCATCGGAGATGGGACGGCGCGGGAGCGAGAAAAGCGCGCGCACGAGGAGGTTCGCGAAGACTTTCAGGGAGGCCGCGCTGGCACAGCTGAAGAAGCGCGTGCAAGCATCCAACGGGCAGGAAATGAACGGCAGGGAGGCCATGATGGCCGTCCTCCTGCGCGAGGCCATGAAGGGAAAGACGCAGGCCATGGAACTCATGCTCAAGATAGCGGGAGAGTACCCCGCCGACAAGGTGCAGGTGTCATCTGAGCTCTCATTCGCCGAGCTGCTCATGCGTACAGGCACGAGGGAGGCGGACAGGCAGGAGGAGGACAATGGCCAGGAGCAGCAGCGTTGAGCGCAAGGCCGAGGCGGCGTTCGCGGCATGGAGGGCAGACTGGAACGCCTTCATCCGCGATGCCTTCGGTGTCACGCTTGACAGCGAGCAGCGGGCAATCGTCACCGCCGTGCAGCACAACCGCATGGTGAGCGTGCGGTCGGGCACGGCGCGCGGGAAGGACTTCGTGTCGGCCTGCATCGCCATGTGCTTCCTCTACCTCACGCCCAGGTGGAACAGCAAGGGGGAGATGGTGGAGAACACCAAGGTGGCCCTCACAGCCCCCACAGACCGCCAGGTGAAGAACATCATGCTCCCAGAGATAAGCCGCCTCTTCAACAGGGCGAGAAAGCGGGGCTACGACCTCCCCGGACGGCTCTCGGCCTATGACATACGAACCGACAACGAGGAGTGGTTCCTCACGGGGTTCAAGGCCGACGAGCACAACCACGAGGCATGGTCGGGCTTCCACGCCGTCAACACGATGTTCGTCATCACCGAGGCCACGGGCATCATGGACGACACGTTCGAGGCCATCGAGGGAAACCTCCAGGGAAACTCACGCATCCTGCTCGTGTTCAACCCCAACACCACCGTGGGCTACGCGGCGCGCTCCCAGAAGTCGGACAGGTGGAGGACGTTCCGCCTCAATTCCCTCAACGCGCCCAACGTGGTGGCCAGGAAGACCATCATCCCGGGGCAGGTGGACTACGAGTGGGCAGCCGACAAGGTGCGCACATGGTGTGAGCCGATACCGGCCAGCGAGGCGCTGGCGAGCGAGAACGACTTCGAGTGGGAGGGGCAGTGGTACAGGCCGAGCGACCTCGCCAGGAAGAAACTCCTGGGCGAGTTCCCGAAGGTGGACGAGGACGTGCTCATCCCGCTCCCGTGGATAGAGGCGGCGCAGGAGCGGTGGAAGGGCTACAGGCTCACATCGCACAACGGGGCGAGAATAGGGGTGGACGTGGCAGGGATGGGGCGCGACTGCACCGTGTTCTGCGAGCGGCACGGCAACTATGTGACACTGGACAAGCAGAACAGCGGCGGGCGGGCCGACCACATGAGGGTGGCGGGCAGGATAACCCACATGCTGGAGACACTCACAGGGAGCATCGCCATGATAGACACCATAGGCGAGGGGGCGGGCGTGTACGCGCGATGCCTGGAGCACCTGGAGGGGAGCGCGCTCAAGTCCAATGTTGTCTCGTGCAAGTTCAGCGAGGCGGCAAGGACAAGGAGCGGGCGGGACTACACCGACCGGACCGGGCAGTACAGGTTCGCCAACATGAGGGCATACCTCTTCTGGATGGTGCGGGAGTGGCTCGACCCGGACAACCGCACGGGGGCGATGCTCCCGCCTGGGGGCACGCTTGCCCAGGAGGCCACCGAGATACGCTGGACGTTCAAGTCTGACGGGCGCGTCATCATCGAGCCGAAGGATGACATCAAGAGGAGGCTCGGCTTCTCGCCCGACGAGTTCGACTCGCTGGCCAACACCTTCTACCCCGCCGTGGCCGTGACGAGACACACGCAGGAAATTTACACACAATACGAGGAAGACGCATTGCTATGAAGACAATCGAGGAGATTATGGACTACACGCGCCCCATCGCGGACGTGGTGAGAGACCTGAGAGTGAGAAACACAAGGGTGCCCTCATGGGGAGACCTGAGCAAGCAGTACGACGCGAGCAAGCACCCCATCATGAGCGACCCCGAGTTCTTGCCGCAGAAGGGCGTGAAGATGTGCCGTGTGAGGCTCGGCTGGCAGAAACTTGCCACCAGGCGAATGGCCGAGCTGTGCTTCGGAATACCGGTGAGGCACGACTACAAGGTGAAGGACGAGCAGGAGCAGAAGGCCGCGCGCATTTTGGAGTCTATCTACAGCAAGAACCGCATGGACGCTGAGAACATCACCCGTGCCAGGATGATATATGCGGGCTGCGAGTTCGCCACAATCTGGTACACACAGGAGCAGGAGACCATGTACGGCGGGGAGAGGAGCGCGACAAAGATAAGGTGCCGCACCTACTCGCCCATGCAGGGTGACACCATCTACCCGCTCTTTGACGACTTCGACGACCTGGTGGCACTATCCGTGGAGTACCGCAAGACCTTCGGCACCGAGCAGGTGACATTCTTCGAGACCTACACGGCCACCGAGCACAACCGCTGGGTACAGCGCGCGGGGACGTGGGAGGAGGACATGAGCCCAGAGCAGATGACCATCGGCAAGATTGCGGGCGTGTATGCCTGGAGGGGCGAGCCTATCTGGGAGGACGAGAGCGAGAACGTGAGCGAGGCTGAATACGCGCTCTCGCGCAACGGCAACTACATCCGCAAGAACTCGAAGCCGAACTGGGTGGTGTATGCCGACATGGAAGACCTCGTGAAGTTCGGGCAGGAGAAGGACACAGACAGCACCGCCCGCAACGTGCTCCACTACCCTGCCAACGCGAAGGCGGGCTTCGAGACGTGGAGCCAGGCCACGGACGCGCTGGAGTACCACATCAAGCAGATAAGGGAGAACTTCCACTCGCAGCTCCAGCTGCCCGACATGTCCTTCGACAGCATGAAGACGACACCCATGAGCGGAGAGGCACGCAAGATGATGTTTATCGACGCGCAGCTGAAGGTGACGGACGAGAAGGGGCTGTGGACTGAGGTGCTGAGCCGCGAGATGAACGTCATCAAGGCATTTGCCCGCCTCATGTTCCCCAGCCTGGCAGGAGCGTTTGACGCGCTGGAGTGCGACTTCATCATCACGCCATACAGCATCCAGGACATGGCAGAGCGCGTCAACATATACACATCCGCCACGCAGAAGCCCGTCATGAGCCAGCGCACGGCCATCCAGAAGTTGGGCGAGGTGGACGACGTGGACGAGGAGATGCAGCGGCTGGCCGAGGAGGACGCCGCATCCCTGGAGGAGAGTGTGTACTAACAAGGTCATGCCGACATGTCGTCACAGCGAGACAGCGCGTCACCGTACGACCGCCGCCACAGGGCAAACATCACCAGGTACGGCAAGCAGATAGACCGCCTCTTCGACACGCTGTGCCAGGAGGCGGCCAGGCTCGGCATACGCACAGGACTGGAGGAGGGCTTGGCAGGATTCTCGTTCGACCGCTTCCCGGCAACAAAGAAACAAGCCTCCAGGCTCCTGGCCAGGATACGCCAGGAGATGGAGACGGCCATCGCCGGCGGCATCCGCGACGAGTGGGAACTGTCCGAGGAGAAGAACGCGGCCATCATCGAGCACCTGCTTGAGGACACAGGCATTCCCAGGGAGGTCGCCGAGTCAATGAAGCCACGCAACGCGGACGCGCTGGAGGCGTTCCAGAAGCGCAGGACAAGGGGGCTGGCACTCTCGGACAGGGTGTGGAACGTCACCAGCCAGGCCATGGGCGAGGTGGAGACGGCCATCGGGCTCTCGCTCTCCTCCGGCATGGATGCTCCAGCACTCTCGCGCAAGGTGCGGGGGCTCCTCAAGAACCCGTCAGAGATGTGGAGGCGGTACTATGTGACAAGGACACAGGCCGACGGCACGCGGCGCAAGGAGCCCGAGTGGAGGCGAAGGGTGGTGGGTGAGGATGGCAAGGCGCACTTCGTGAGCAAGCCGCTCTCCCACCCTGGGCGCGGTGTCTATCGCTCCAGTTACCGCAATGCCCTGCGCCTGGCCGTCACGGAGACCAACATGGCATACCATGAGGCCGACATGCTGGCATGGATGCAGAGCCACGCCTGCATAGGCATCGAGGTGACGCTCTCCAACAACCACACCTGCCGTGGCGTGAAGGGCATGTTCTTCGACATCTGCGACGAGCTGGCTGGCAAGTACCCGAAGGACTTCAAGTTCACAGGCTGGCACCCCTTTTGCCGCTGCGTGGCCGTGCCCATCACGGCAAGCAAGGAGGAGTTCGTGAGTTACCTCCAGGATATGATTGCGGGCATGGACGTGTCGGGCGTGGAGTTCAAGGGCACGGTCAAGGACATGCCCGCATGCTTCACCAAATGGTGCAGGGACAACAGCGCGCGCATCGGGCGCATGAGGGAGCGGGGGACGCTGCCCTACTTCATCAGGGACAACGAGGGGAGGATGGCCAAGCAAATGCCACTTGTAACAAAGTACAAGGACGATGAATGGGAGCAGACATACGTCCCAGAACTTGGGAGCGGTTTTGTAATGACTGAGCGTGCCCGCATTGAGGAGTCCAAAGCAAGCAACAGCGAGAGACAGAAATTTGAGAAGGAGATGCGCATGTGCAAGGTATTGGCCGACAACGGGCATGCCATAGAGTACCTACATGGAACAGGCCGCCCAGAAGGACAGACCTACGACATCACTATGAACGGAACGAAAGCCGACCTCAAGTGCGTCACAGGCGGGGCTGGAAACATCGTGAAATACGTCAAGAAGGCACTAAACGAGCAAGGGAGCGAGGCCGTTGTGCTTGAAATGCCATCACCAGACAAGAAGTTCTTCGATGCTTTAGCAGAAGCGAGAAGAAAATGCGTAGGCCGTATATTCTTCTATGTCAAAGGCGAGAACATAATAAAAGAAGCAAAATAAAAATGGGACACCCCTCGGTGCCCCGTTGGTGGTACACGGTCAGAGACCCTGTCCCTTCACTCCAGTGGTGGACTGAAATGCACCGCAAAGTTACGAACAAATCATAAAACAGCAAGCAAATGGGAAAGAAAATGCAAGACTACGAGGAATTTGTGGAGAAGTTCAAGCCCAAGAAGACCACGGATGACTGCTACACGCCGCCACTGGTGTACGAGGCCGTGCTGGAGTGGGCGAGGATGCACCTGGGCATCGGCGACCGACCTGTGGTGCGCCCGTTCTGGCCGGGCGGGGACTTCGAGCACTACGACTACCCCGAGGGCTGCGTTGTCGTGGACAACCCGCCCTTCTCCATCTTCTCCAGAATATGCGACTGGTACGTGGGGCGCGGGATTGACTTCCTGCTCTTCGCCCCTGGCTTGACCGGCATACGCAAGAACTGCACCTTCGTGGCCTGCGGGGTCCAGGTCACCTACGAGAACGGGGCGGTAGTCAACACCTCCTTCGTCACCAACATGCTGGGAGACCTCATCTGCACCACCGCCCCCGACCTCCGCAAGGCCGTGGATGCCGCCGATGGCCTCAACCGGAAACAGAAGAAGACCCTGCGCAAGCTCTCGTTCCCCGACTGCGTGCTCAGGGTCTCCACGCTCCTCACCATGGCCAACGCGGGCGTGGAGTTCAGCGTGGGCAGGGCGCACGGGGCGGTTGTAGGCCAAGCCTGCGAGGGCAAAAAAAGAGAGTTCGGGAGAAGCGTCCTCCTCTCGGACAAGGCAACGGCTGAGAGGCTGGCTGCTGAGAGGCTGGCTGCTGAGAGGCTGGCTGCTGAGAGGCTGGCTGCTGAGAGGCTGGAACTCAGCCGGGAGAGCATGGAGATACTTGAGAGGCTGAACTCCCCCGCAAAATGAACTGCGGATTAACCCGCAGCTTGAAACAGCCACATCATGGCCAACACAAACCAAGAGAACACAAGGCACAAAAAAAGATGATTATAGCAGGCGGAACAGCCTGCTATAATTTGTCAATGTATCTTTGGTGACCTATAAGCCGAAGTGTTATACCAATTCGCCTCATGCTTATACCGAGCGACAGCAATAGACGGGCTTATACCTTTTGACTTGGCAGCAGCAGCGATTGTTCTCACTATTCCATACGGAGAAATGGTTTTGCACCCAACCTTCATTATATCATTCCAAACACTATCGGGAATCAGTGCCTGGCGTGCAAATTCATTTGCCTCCTTCTCCCTTGGGTCTGTAGAGTACGAACCGTCATCAACAGAAATGAATGCTGTCTGTCCGTTTTGAAGATGCCTGTCTATGTGGCAAAGTTCATGCAAAACATCGAAAGCCAATTTGTCCATATCATCGTAGCGGTATGTAACCGTCACAACTGGATGCGCATTCAACATTGTTGAAAATGCGTCAATTGGAGCCTTGTCAAACTTTTCCACCTCAACATAGAGTATTCCATACTTGTTGAGACATTCCCTTATGCGCCCGATTGTTAACGTTGACGCATTGGCCATTTCCGCAATTTCCGTTGCTGCCTTTGGCGAATTCCCCTTCGTGTATTCAGAAGATAACGCAGGCTCAGAGTTTATTCTGATATTGTTCAGAATTAGCCACGCAAGCATATTTTTATCGTCTATCTTCGTTTTCTCACTGTGCTTGTACATGCCTGCAATTTGCAGCGTCAACCCTTCTGCCGAGAGAAGGTCGAAAGAAACCATGGCTTTTATTCGCGCTACCCGTTCAACACAAGGCATGAGCGACATGCCCAATCTCTTATAAAGCATTTTTATATTGAACAAGTCACTACACACCTTCTCATAGCAAATCGCCTTTTGCTCTTCTTCATTCCTCTCAGCGATTGCCTTACAGTCATAAGAGTAACCATTTTGGAGACTCATCCAGTTCTTGTACGATATACCAAGGGCTTTCTCAAGTTTGATGGCCAAACTCTCGCTCAAATTACGCTTTCCCTTGATAAATTCGTTCAGGTGGGTAGGCTGGACACCTATCTTTTTGGCAAAATCCTTTTGCTTGATACCACGCTCCAACAACTCCTCGCGCAGAACCTCTCCTGGGTGAACTGCTCTTGCTGGAACTAACATTTCACTTTTTGTTTCCATAATGAGTGCTATCAATTTCAATCAATTCTACTTTTACTCCGTCTTCTGTTTCTGTGAACAACAGACGCTCGACCTTACCGTTTACAATTCTTAAAGAACTGCGTGAGTCATGTGCCAACTTCTCATAATGCAAAAAACTATATTCTTTTAATCCTTTTGTGTTTTCTGTTCGGTACATAATGCCAACAGCCCGAATGTAGCCTTCTACGAGTTTCTTGTTCTTGCACAATTGCTTGTATTTTCGGTCTTTCGTCTTGCCTGTCTCATACAGTTCAGCCAACGCGTCATCTTCGAAAGTTATCTTCATTCATGTGAAATGCTTTATTTATTCGCAAAGGTACATCGAAATTCCCATATATGGTAATTCGCAGGATGAAAAATAGCCCGACTATAACCAGCACTTGAACTGCGGATTGACCCGCAGCTTGAAACAGCCAAACCATGGCCAACACAAACCAAGAGAACACAAGGCACAAAAAAGTGCTTTTCTTGCAAGTGTATTAAAGAAAGTCGTATATTTGCGCAGTTAAACACTTAAACGTAAGCAAATGAGCATTAAACGTACGGCACTGGACAAGTTGAAGACCAAGTTCGACGGGATAGACGAGAAGGTGCTCAGCAGGATTGCGCTGAAGATTGCCAAGACTGCCAAGACGGACGAGGACGTGGCCGCAGAGGTGGACGAACTCACACTCATGGACATCATCAACTCATACACCGACTCCAGGGTCAACGACGCGCAGGACAAGGCCGTGAAGCGTTACAAGCAGGAGAAGGGCATCAAGGACAGCGAGGACGGAGACGGCACGCAGGGCGGTGACGGAGACGGCACAGGCAAAGGAGATGGCAAGGAGGGGAATGATGGCGATGGCAGCGACGGCAAGGAAGGGAAGGACGACACTCCAGCCTACATCAAGGCACTCATGAAGAGTGTGGAGACGCTGGCACAGGAGGTCGCGGGCCTCAAGGCAGGCAAGACTGCGGACGCGCGCAAGGAGGCCCTGGACAAGGTGCTGAAGGACGCACCGGAGCGGGACAGGAAGTTCTACGAGAAGAACTACACGCGCATGAAGTTCGAGAATGACGAGGACTTCAGCGAGTGGCTCGACGGTGTTGCGGATGACATCAAGGACGGGGCGGACGGCAATGGAGACGCGGGAGGAAACGGCACACAGACACAGCATGCCACAAGCGGCCAGCAGGGGAGACCCAAGGCAGGCGGTGGAGGCGGTGGAGCCATCCCCGCACAAGTGCAGGCGCGCATTGACGCACGCTCAAAGGCCGCAACGGCAGCCCCGGCCATCAAAGGACTGCCAGCAAGCAACGCATAAGAGATGAAGAGATACACGACAACCCCAGCCGGGGCGGCAGAACCCATACGCATCGAGCAGGTGTTTGCGGAGAAGCCAGGCGGCGGCCTGGTGGAAGACCCAGGCTTTGACGTGCCTGAGACTACCGCCGTATACGCGAAGGGCAACGGGAAGTATGCCGTCATCAAGGCATACCGCCTGGCCGCAGCAGTGGCCAAGGCAGACACCACCCTCAAGATTGCCAAGGGAAGCGGCATCGCCGTGGGCGACGTGCTGGCCTTCGGCAAGAAGGGAGTGGCATGCACGGCCATTGACACCAGCGCGGCAGACAGCGACAAGGTGACCGTCACCATGGGCGTGGACATCCCCGCCGGGAGCGTCCTCTACCAGGCCAAGGCAGAAAGCGCGGACGCGGCGGTGCCCGTCGGCACCCCTGTGTACGTCACGGGAAACGCCCTGGCCGGAGGGATGGGCGAGCAGCCCCTGCGCCTTGTCAACGGCGCGAACCTGAGAAAGGAAACGGCCTGCATGGGAGATGACATCGCAGGCCAGATGAAGAACATAACACTTGTATAACAATGGGACAGATGAACAAGCCTCTGTTTGACCTCGACACCCCAGGGGTGCAGGCCGAACTCGCGTCATACACCCCCGGACAGGGGCTGGCATGGCCGCAGCTCTTCCCCCTGAAATACACCCCGAAGTTTGACCTCAAGGGGATAGAGGGAGAGGACGGGATACCCGTGAGCGCAGACCGCGTGGCCTTCAACAGCAAGGCGCCCAAGAAGACCCGCCAGAAGGTGGGCTCATGGAACTGCACGCTGGGCAAGATAGAGATTTCGAGAGAGAAGGACGAGATTGCCATCAACGAGTACAACGACCTGAAGACCATCTCGGCCGCCAACACCGAGGACACGGCAGCCGCACAGGCTCTTGTCGATATGGTGTACGACGACATCGCCTTCTGCAACAAGGGCATGGACGCCCGTGCCGAGATTGAGGCCCTCACCATCGGCTCGCTGGGCAAGCGCGTGTTCAGCACCACGCTGGACGGCGACATGGCCGAGAGCGAGGAGATTAACTTCAACGTGCCGGAGGACAACTTCCTCGGCGCCGTCGCCAAGTGGGACAGCTACGACACAGCCGACGGCCTGGGCGACATCATCCGTGGCGCGAAGGTCATCATCAAGAAAGGGCTCCAGCGTCCGCAGTACGCCATCATGGAGCAGTCCATGTTCGACCACCTGTGCGCGCAGAAGAAGACCATCAAGCGCGTGGCCTCGGCCATCCTGAAGGCCACAGGGCTGGACAGCGCGGACGATGTGACGCTGGAGAGCGTCAACAGCTACATGCGGCGCAAGGGCGCGCCCCAGATACTGGTCATCGAGCCTTATGTGGCCATCGAGGGCAAGGACGGCAAGAAGACCACCGTGCAGCCCTGGAACGTCAACTCTGTGGTGCTTTCCCCCGAGGCACGCCTGGGCTACACCTACTACAAGACGGTGCCACGCGTGCCCAACTCGGACGCGCTCCAGGAGAATGGCTCATACTACAAGCTCACCGTGTATTCGGAGTTGAACCCCATGCTGGAGGTCACAATGGCCGAGGCATACATACAGCCCGCGCTGTCCAACAGGCGCTCGCTGGTGTTCATCAACGCCATGCACACCGAGTGGAACGGAGGCGAGGCGTAAGGCAATGAGCGATGTGCTGACTGCCCTCCAGGGCATGACCATCTACCCCATCCCCATGAGCGTGCTCCAGGAGTGCGCCCTGGAGGCGGGGTGCGACCCCGCCGGGGAGGTGACGGCGGAGACGAGGAGAAGCAGGGAGTGGAAACGCGCCAAGGCGCGTGTGCTCCTGTTCCTCAGCACCGCGCCAAACGTGACGCAGCAGGGTGTCTCCTTCACCTTCTCTGCCACCGAGCGGGCAAACTTCCGCAAGCAGGCCGCAAGCCTGGAGGCAGAGGCCGACGGGGACGCGACGGCCGGGGGGACTGGTTACGGATATGTCGGCGAGAACTTCTGACGGCATGATACTTGGCAACGGGCACATACGGGTAATCGCGGAGCACGGGGGCGGGATTGACGGCAACGGAGACCCCATACCCGTGACCGAGGAACTGGGACGCCCCATACCGTGCAACTACCAGCGCAACTCCTACCAGGGGCGTGTGGCCGAGCACGGCGGCACTCACTCCACAGCCTCGTACACGGTCATCATCGACATGGTGGAGTTCGGCCCTTGCCGCTTCCGCCTGTACGACAGGACAGGGGCCTGCCTGGGCACTTACGAGGTGACAGCCAGGGGCATCGAGCCCCTGGAGTTCGTCGGCAACATCCGCATAACCGTATAGCCCATGCCCATCTCGTCACGCAGCCCGCGAGGCAACTTCCAGGACTGGATGCAGGAGCAGGCCGACAGGCAGCTGCGCGCGGCCATCGAGGTGCTGGACAGGGCGGGGCTCAACGCCACCAGGGAGATGCGCACGGCAAGGCGATACACCGACAGAAGCGGCAACCTGCGCTCCTCCACAGGCTACGCCGTGATACTCAACGGGCAGATTGTGCGCGGGGGGCACTTCGCGGCAGTGAGCCTCACGGGGCACGAGGGCACGGAGACTGGCAGGAAACTGGTGGAGAAGGCAATGCTTGAGATAGGCGCGGACAAACTCGCGCTGGTGCTGGTGGCTGGGATGCACTACGCCTACTATGTGGAGCGCATGGGGCTCAACGTCACCGACAGCGGCGTGGCACTCGCAAGGCGGGAGGTCCGCTCCATGCTCGCGGCACTCGGTTTCACAAGACGGGGAGGTTCATGATGAAGACAACGGCAGACATAGAGCACGACATCTACCTCGTGGCCAAGGACTACCTGGCCGGCAGGATAGGAGGGAGCGTCTACAAGGAGGGCACCAGGCCGAGGGACTCCGCCAAGGAGGACGCGGTCATTGTGGTGTCGTTCGCAAGCACTGGACAGAGGCAGGAGGCATCGGTCTATGTGAACATCTTTGTGCCCGACACGGCAAGCGGGCACGGCGAGGGAATGCCGGACAAGGCGAGACTCCAGAAGGTGGCCTCCATGGGCGAATGGCTCGCGGAGGCTGTCAACGACACCTACTCTGACTTGCAGGCGGCACTGGGCAGCGCGACCGGCATCCTGGAGGGACAAGGCACAGGACAGCACATCGTATCAATTCACCTAACATTAACAATTAACACTATCTAAGGACATGGCAAAGAAAATAATGGCCTGGTCTAAATGCGCGATTGAAATCGGCAAGACAGGCGAAAGCGACGCAATGGCCACCGCGCTCACAAGCGTGGGCGTGGTGAAGGACAAGAGCGCGACAATGGAGAGCGCGGAAGGCGACTCCCTGGAGATGAAATCGACAGGCGGCGAGACCGTGGGCAGCGAGAGGCAGGAGGGCACCGTCACCATCACGTGCCGCGTCATCGAGCCGGGGAAGGAGCTCTACACGCTGCTGGGCATAGGGGCGGCAAGCGAGGCGAACATCGCCGTGCAGTCGCATGTGGTGGCCGACGAGTACAGCGTGAAGGTGACGCCCAACAAGGTGGGCGCGTGGGGCGTGGAGGCCCCCAAGTGCAGCGTGAGCGTGAGCGCGGGATGGAGCGAGGAGGACGGCAACTACGTGGACCTCTCCTTCGGCGTGCTGCACGGAGATCAGACAGACGGCGAGGGCAACCCCTTCTGGTACATGAAGACCCCGTCGAAAGGCATCGTGGCCGACACCGTCAACGGAGGCTACAAGGCGAAGGCATGAGCCTCTCATTGTCGGGAGACGTGTGTGTGCGCGGGCCTGGATGGTGCATGACGGCATCGCCCAGGCTCTTTTTCTTCCGGTTGTGCTGTGGGGCGAGAGACACAGTGCGGTGCGCCGGCCATCGCAGCGGCATGCGTCCGGCATCGCGGCGGCATGCGTCCGGCATCGCACCGCACTGCCACAAGACAGCACACCGCCGCAACCATATAACAGCAAAGACGAGAACATGAAGGAGACGATAGAGAGCAAGGTGGCACAGGCCATCCTGCAACAGGCCGACGAGGTGACCGTCCGCGGCATCACCTACCGCGTGGAGCAGCCAACGCTGGCCACGCTGGCAATGCTCAGCGAACTTGTGAGCACACTGCCCGACTATGACATGGGACAGAGCGTCATCGCCAACGTGCTGGCGCACGCGGGACAGGCCGCAGGCACGCTCGCCAGAATCGCCGCCCTGCTCATCCTGGGGGCAGCCAGGGTGAGGGAGTGCAGGACGGCCACGCTGGAGACCACGACGATGCACAGGCGGTGGTCGTGGCGCAGGATGCGCAGGACAGACACGCCGCTGGTGGAGCGCAGGAGGGTGAGCGAGTACGACCGACTGGCCCATGACCTGGAGCAGGGCACAAGCCCGGCGGACATCAACAGCATCATCACCAAGAGGCTGTGCGACATGCAGGTGGGAGATTTTTTCGCCGTTACCGCTTCCCTAAAAGGGCAAGACATACTGGCCGCGACAAGGGAGGCGGGGGAGACAGCATCTGGGGAATAGTCATCGGGTGGCACAAGTCACTGGAGATACCCGTTGACGACATACTGTACAGGCACTCGTACGTCAACCTCTGCATGTACGCAGCCGCGTGCCCGCAGTACGATGACGAGGAGGACACCTGGGACGGGAGCGTCGACATGTGCGAGGACAGCAACATACAGCAGGGGGCAGAGGTGGAATACATATATTAGACACAATGGCTAACGGAAGCGAGGAATACAGGGTTGTGCTCGACACGTCGGGCATACGCGACGGTGTGAGCAGGGGCGCGGGAGAGTTCGGCAGGCTCGGCACCGCAGCCGAGGACGCGGGCGGGCGCGTTGACTCGGCAATGAGGGCAATGGGCAAGGCCGTCGGCTCATACTTCGCGGCAAACAAGATACTTGAGTTCTCACAGGCTATCGTCAAGACGCGGGCAGAGATTGAGTCCTACGAGGTGTCTTTCCGCACACTGCTCGGCAACGAGCAACTGAGCAAGAAATTCTTCGGGGAGATACGCGAGCTTGCCGTGCAGACACCGCTCTACCTCAACAGCCTGGCAAGCGGGGCGCAGATGATGCTCGGCTTCAACGTCGAGGCCGAGAAGGTCATCCCCACCCTCAGGCAGATAGGCGACATCAGCATGGGCGACGCGCAGCGGTTCCAGTCGCTCACGCTCGCGTTCTCCCAGATGACGGCGGCGGGCAGGCTCATGGGGCAGGACTTGCTCCAGATGGTCAACGCGGGGTTCAACCCGCTCTCCGAGATAAGCCGCAAGACAGGCAAGAGCATCAGCGAACTGAAAGACGAGATGTCGGCAGGGGCCATCTCGGCCGACATGGTTGCAGAAGCCTTCAAGTCTGCCGCCGAGGAGGGCGGCAAGTTCCACGGCATGCTGGAGAAGCAGAGCAAGGCCATGCAGGGCTCCATCAGCAACCTCAAGGGCGCGGTGGACGACATGATGAACGGCATAGGCGAGGGCATGCAGCCCGTCATCACGGCAGGCATCAGCGGGCTCACCACACTGGCCAAGCACTACGAGGACGTGGGCAAGGCCATCCTGGTGCTGGCATCAGCCGTGGGCACCTACAAGGCCATGGACATCTCCACACACCTGCTCGCGTCCGTCCGCTCGCTCTCTGCGCTCACCGCCTCCATCAAGGCATCCACCGTGGCACAGGCGGCATTCAACGCCGTGGCCAAGGCCAACCCATATGTGCTGCTTGCCTCGGCGGTCATCAGCGTGGCCACGGCCATGTGGGCATTCCGAGACTCCAGCACCGAGGCCGAGAAGGCCTCCAGCCTGCTTGCCAGGCAGCAGGACAAGCTGGCTGGAAAGATGAAGGAGCAGGAGGATGCCGTGAACGGCCTCATGGCAACCGTCACGGACGAGACGAAGGCAGAGCAGGAGCGGAACACCGCCCTGGAGCGGCTGAGGGGCATCTATCCCTCTGTGTTCGGCCAGTACAACACGGCCATCGAGCTCACCAGGAAGAAGACAGAGGCACAGCGTGAGTTCAACGAGGCGCTGGCAGAGGAGCGCAGGATGCGGGGGAATGCAAGCTACGAGGACAACAGGGCTGTCCTCGCATACCTGGAAAAGGCGCATGCAATATACGAGCAAGGAGGCACGCAGTCCGATGTGCTGGGAACGGGCGAGTACAAGAGAGCCCTGGCCGTCTACAAGCGGCAGACAGGCGCGAAGAGCGGGGACTTTTTCAACAACTGGATCGCGAAGAACTACAGCGGCGGCAACAGGAAAGTCCTGGGGGAGGCTGTCAGGCAGCAGGACGCGCTGAGGGCAGACGAGAGCCAGGCCTCCTTCATCGCCTCCGTCACGGGCATGGACGAGGGGCAGCTGAGGGCAGCCGCCACCGAGGTGGACAGGCTGCGGCAGCAACTGGAGAAGAGCGGCAAGAAGTACATCAAGACACGCGAGGGCATCATCCTAAGCGCCGAGCAGGTGAACGAGCGGGCGCGGAAACTCCAGGAGCAGCAGAAGGCAAACGACAGGGCCAGCAGGAGCAACCCCTACAAGGAGGCACAGCGCGAGTACGGGCAGGCCGCAAGGGCCGTGCGGGAACTGGAGCGCAAGGCCAAGGCCAACGACCTCACCGGCAAGGAGAAGTCGTCCATCCAGGACGACCTCAAGAAGGCCAGACAGCGCGAGAAGGAGACCAGGGAGGCATACGAGAACCTGGGCGGGGACACCAAGGGGAGGCAGGCCAAGGCGGCGGACAAGGCAGCGGACAAGGCACAGAAAGCGCTCGAGCAGGCCAACGCGCGCGCGGTGAAGGCGGCGGAGCGGCAGGCCGAGGACAAGGAGAAGGAACTGGAGTTCGCACGCAAGGCAAGGGATGCCGAGTACAGCCTCAGGCAGATGCAGATAGACAACACCCCCAACGGGGCGGAGAGGAACAGGCTACAGACCGAACTGGACTATGACAAGGCCATGGCCGCGGCCAAGGACTGGGAGGACGGGCAGCTGAAGGCCATACAGGAGGACGAGAGACGCAAGTGGGAGGCCGACAACCCGGACTTCGCCAAGGAGGGGCGCATCTTCGAGCCGCTGACCAAGACGCTGCCGGCCGAGTTGCAGAAGATAGCCGACGGCATGGTGCAGGAGGCCGCGAAGGCCAGGGACAAGGCCATGGCAGAGGAGGCATGGAGGGTGCAGGGCGGACAGAACGCGGCAGCCATGCAATACGGCTCCTACGAGCAGCGCAAGGCCGCGCTCGCCTCCAACTACCGGCACGACATGGACGCGGCCACTGACGACTGGGAGCGTGAGTCCATACGCAAGAAGTACGAGGCAGACCTCCTGGCACTGGACTCCCTCTTCGGCAAGACCATCGGAGGCATGGCCGACCTCTTCGCAGACGCGAGCCTGAAGAGCATCGCCTCCATACGCGCCACACTGGACAAGTACCAGATGCTCGTGGACTACATGCAGGCCGGAGGCGAGGGCGGAAGCGAGGGCGGAAGCGGGCGGCAGGTGAGCACGGAGCAGCTGAAGGAGCAGTTCCCCGACGCGGAGCGACTGCTGCAGAGCCTACAGGGAGACCCTGAGCGCATGAAGGCCGTGGCAGATGCCGTGAAGAAATTGCTCGACACGCTGGAGCAGAAGTCGCCATGGGACGCGTTCCTCGGCAACGTCAAGAAGTACATCGACCTCATGAAGAAGGGCGGGGCGTCCAACATCGGGGCCGGCATATCCGGACTCGCGGACGAGATGAAGGGGATGCTGCCACAGATACAGGAGTTCGGCTCCAACATCGCCAACATCTTCGGGAAAGGCGACAGCGGCATCCAGAAGGCCATGAAGGGCATCGAGGGAGGGCTGGACATCGCCCAGGGCGCGGGCAAGATGATGAGCGGCGACATCGTGGGCGGGCTTATGGACGGCATCAAGGGCATCTCCGCGCTCGTGGACGCGTTCGGCGGGAGCAACATGGAGGCCATGGCCAGCGCTATCGCGGAACTCACCGACACCAACAAGGCGCTGAAGGACGCGATGGACGACCTCAAGGACGTGATGGGCGACACATCGGGCAGGGATGCCACAGCCGCCTATGAGCAGGCACGCGCGCTCCTGGAGAGGCAGCAGGCCAACTCGGCGGAGATAATGCTGGACGAGGCGCGCAAGTGGGAGCGGGGCTCGCACTCCATAGCCAGCCAACTGGACAGCGACAAGAGCTTCAAGGCACTCCTCCAGAAGGTGTCCTCCATGCTGGGAAAGAGCGTGACAAGCACCGGGGGGCTGCTCTCGCTGTCCGCGTCAGACCTGAAGACCATACGCACACAGGACGCCGGCCTCTACAACGAAATCCTGCGCGCCTTCCGCAACGCGGAGAACGAGCACACGGGCGAGGGCGTCGACGAGATGCTGTCCGACTACATAAGCCAGTATGCCGACGCTTTCCAGGAACTGGAAGACCAACTGGCAGAGACGCTCACGGGCATCACACGGGACACGCTCACCGACGACTGGAAGGACATGCTCGCAGACCTGGACAGCACAGGCAAGGAGGCGGCGGACAACTTCGAGCAGTACCTGCGCAACGCCATATCCTCATCCCTGGTGGCCAAGGAGTACAAGAGCCGCCTGGAGGCACTCACGCAGCAGTTCGCCGAGGCGATGGAGGACGGCACTCTCAGCAACTCGGAGGCCGACGCGCTGCGCCAGCGTTACGCCTCGCTCTACGCCGAGGCACAGGCGCGCATAGCGGGGCTGTACGAGCAGGCGGGCGTCTCCAGGCTCACCGACCAGTCATTCTCCACAGGCGTGTCCGGGATGACAGAAGACCAGGCAGACGAGATGAACGGGCGCATGACGGCCATGCAGATGACCACGGCCAACATCTACACGGCCAACCTCCAGATGGCAGAGCACTTGCAGGCCATGCACATGATGGCCACCGAGCACCTCGACCGCCTGGCCGCAATAGCAAGGAACACGGCCAGGGCAAACGAGTACCTGGCACGCATAGCGGACAACACGGACGAACTATAAGACAGGAAGCATGAAAGGTGAACTTTTCTTCAACGGGACGGACGCGTGGACGGCCTACGGCATAGAGATGCAGTTCGGGGCATACGCGGCACTCATAAGCCCGGCCCCGGCAAAGGACTATGTGACAAACGGCTCGCGCACGGAGCACGGCGTGGAGTACGCCCCCGGCATGAGGCTTGACGAGCGCAGCATCGCGCTGCCCCTGGGAATGAGGGCCGCGGACAGGGCGTCGTTCTTCAGGGCGTTCGCAAGGTTCGTGGGCGAGGTGTGCCAGGCGGGGGACATCACCGTCACCACCAAGTATGACGGCAACGCCTACAAGTGCAAGTACAAGAGTGTGACAGCGCTGGCCGAGTACAACGGGCGCAAGGGGACATTCGCCCTCAACCTCGTGGAGCCAGACCCGACAGACAGGACAGCATGAGAAAGACAAGCATCTACAAGGCGGACGGAACGGGGGTGAGGATGCGGGTGCTGCCATCCTCGCCCAAGGCGTCGTTCACAATCATGAAGAAGGACGAGGTGAGGCTCACGTTCAGCAGCACGGAGAGGGCGCTCCTGCACACGGGGGACTACATCCTCGCGGACGAGGCGGAGGAGGAGGGGCACAGCCATGGAGTCCTTGCCTGCGCCCTGCCCATGGCCATCGGGGACGACGGGCACGTGTGGCCGTCCAGGACGCGCTCGCTGCTGGGGCACAAGTACCAGGTGACCTCACCATACATGCCCGCCTGGAACGACAAGAAGCGGTGCTATGACTACAATGTGACGCTGGAGGCATGGTACAGGGCATGGGCTGCGAGGGTCATGCGCCTGCCCGCCATTGACGGGAACGGGCAGTACACGCTGCACGACACCGACTTCTCGCTCACCGACCAGATGCAGCGGCACGCTTACCTGCTCCTGCTCAACCTCAGGCTCAGCGGGATGGAAGAGCGTGACGGCATGCAGTACAAGGCGCGGCTGCGCTATAACAGCAAATGGGAGCAGGTGGTCACCATAGGCAATGACGGCGGCATGCAGGTGAGGACGGTCGGGTACGACATGGACATCAGCCACGAGACGACAGAATACTTCAGCCTCACCACCGAGGAGGTGAAATACAGCAACACGGACATCATATCGGCCATGTCGGCCATCTCGGGCGCATGGGACTGCGAGTGGTGGGTGAAGGGGGACAGCATCTACTTCGGCAGGCTTGACAACCCCGGCAAGGTGACGGACGTGGCCGTGGGCACGGAGGCCACATCCGTCACGGCACAGGAAAGCGGCGGCACATACGCCACACGCCTCTATGCCTTCGGCGGCACGCGCAACATCCCCGCCACTTACAGGAAGGAACTCGTCTTCACCGTGAGCGGGGCAGACAGAGAGCTGGTGGGGGTGCGGGACATCACGGACAGGGCAAGGCTGCTGACAGCAGACTGCTTCTCCACCGCGCGGCAAACCGCGAACAGGGCAATAGGGAGCCTGGCAAACGACGCAACGCAGGGTGACCTGCTGCAATACTTCCAGTCCGGCGGGCACCCCCTCATCGTGAATGACGGCGGGCGCCTGTATGGTGGCCCCGGAGCGCTCGCGCCTGCGGAATGCAAAATGCTGTACGCTGTCACAGGCGGAGCGTTTCGCAACACATGCCAGCCGGGCAGCAGCATGACGGCCATAAGCCCCTCCCGATACAGGGTGGGGATGCTCTGGCTCATGTCCACTGTAATGGAGGTGGACGTGAGCCTGGCCGTATATGTGGGCGGCAGCGAGGTGTACAGCGGCACACTCACGTCACGCGGGATGGAGTATGCGTATGGCTACACCAGGAACACGGGGGCAGACGGGTACAGGCAGGGGGGTGTGTATGTGCACACCGTCGACAATGCGGCCAGTTTCCCGTGCGAGGAGAAAGCCGACGGCGACATCACCGTCGTGATACGCGCCAGCCATGCCGTGCCCGCCTGGCTGGCCGGAGGGAACATCACGGTGCTCGGCCAGACAATGGTCGCGGACATACCCGTGACATTCCTCCGCAACCGCGCCGGGGAGCGGCACGCGCTGGCAGAAGTCACGGTGAACGCGACGCTCAACCCGCTAAAGGCACAGCCCGGAAGCGCAGAGGCCTCGCTGATTGTGGCACTCCAGGACGGCAACACGGGCACAGACCTGTCGTCCATCGCAGGCGGGGACACATACACCATAGACAACGAGGCACTGGTCAGGAGCAAGATACGGGCGTCATACTGGAGCAGCGCATACACGGACACAGCCCCCAACAACGTCACCGGCACGCGCCTCATGCTCCCGGAAGGGACAGGGCATGTGGACGCCTTCAGCGGGATGGCCGACTGGGACGTGGTGGAGGCGGTGAAGGTGTTTGACGACATCTATCCCAGCCGTACCGACACGGTGTCGGAGGTTCGCACCTACGCGTATGCCAGCGAGGAGACGGACGAAGTGACAGGCGAGGTGACAAAGCGGGCGTGGGACGCTTACCAGTTCAAGGCCACCCTGGCCAGCAAGGACTTCTCGAACGCCTACAAGCTGCAGACAGGCGAGCCGCTGCGCGTCACCTTCTCCAGCGGCCTGCTGGCGGGCATGACCTTCGATGTGGAATACAACCCCACCCACGCGGGAGAGTCAGCAAGGCCAGAGACCAACGCCAACGGGTCGCGCAACGAGGATGCCACATGGTTTGAGATAGTGCGCAACGAGGACTATGGCACCGGACTGCCCAATGGCACGCTTCGGCCAGCCGCAGGCGACGAGTTCACGCTCTACAACTACGACATCTCCTACATCTCGGACAGCCTGCTGCCACAGGCGGAACAAAAACTGCTGGCCAGGGCGCAGGCATACATGACGCAACTCGCCCACAACGACAGCACCTACCAGGTTGTGCTGAAGGCAGGATGGCTCAGGGAGAGCGGCAGGTGGTTCGGCACGGGCGACAGGATGAGGATAGACACCTCGTCGTACCTCGACCCTGTGCGCGAGGAGCGCGTCATCGGCTACACCGTCTGCATGGACATCCCAGAGGACGCGCCGCAGTTCACACTGGGAGAGAACGCAAGGTACTCGCGCCTGGAGAGCATCGAAAAGATGAGAAAATAACCACGGGCAACGCTTGCAATACAAACATATATTATATAAATTTGCAACACCATGACAATAGACGAGATACCATCAAAGGCAAACCTCAACCCCGTGACGGACACGGTGCACCAATTGTCCGCCGAGGAGGTGAACGCCATCGTGGGACAGGCGAGGGAGACGAGGGACGCAATGGAGGCCCTGCCCGTCACATCCGGGGACGGGGAGTATTCGGTTGTGGCCAAGAACAAGGAGTTCTCCAACAGAGCCGCAGGCGAGAGCGCCACCGCGCTCGGACGGAACAACAAGGCGGCAGGAAGGAGCAGCCTGGTCACGGGAGAGGCGGCTGTGGCAAACGGCGTGTGCAGCCAGGCGCTCGGCTGGAGGACAGAAACACACAACGAGTGCGAGATGGCCTGCGGGCGCTACAACGACAGCACAGAGAGCACGAGTGGCGCGGAGCAGACCCTGTTCTCTATCGGGATAGGAGACGGGGCACAGAGCGACGGCACAACAGCGAGGAAAAACGCCTTCGAGGCAAAGCGCAACGGAGACCTCTACATGTGGCTTGACGGAGCGTACGTGCGCCTCCAGGATGTCGCCAAGGGCAACAGGGCGGACATAGACTCCCTCCTGGCCGCCGTCTTCCCGCTCAAGGCCACCGTGTCCCTCAGCGTCACCCTCGCCGCGAAAGGCGGCAGCGTGAGGCCAGTCATCACGGTGAGGACATTCGCCGGGCCCAACGCGTCCGTCCCGGACAGTGTCACCATAAACGGCGAGGAGCACAAGGGGGAGTCCGTCCTCACGGAGGAACTCCCGGAAGTGACGGCGACAACGTCCTACGCGGTAGAGGTCGTGAAAGGGCGGGAGCGGGTCACGTCCACCGTCACCGTCAGGTTCGTGGGGTACTCCTACAGCGGTGCGGTCGCCCCCTCGTGGACGGCCACGGAGGCCGGTGTCAAGGCCCTCGCCCCCGCCCTCGCGGGAAGCAGGCAGAGGACGGTCACCCTCTCCCTGTCCAACCAGAAGGTGGCAGTCGCCTACCCCAAGGAGTTCGGCGCGGCCACCGCCATCAAGGACGCCAACGGCTTCGACTACCTCGCCTCCTACACGCGTTCGGAGGTTGAGGTGGACGGGGAGGCCTATTACGTCTACCTGCTCACCGGCGCGGCCACCATCAGCGGGTTCGTCCAGACGTTCTATTGACAACCATCATATGATTAATTCAAACCAAAAGCAGAGATTATGGCAAGTTTAGCAACAGTCAACACCAACGACATCGGGAAGGTCCAGGGACTTTCCGG